GCGCGGAACATTGTTGGGAGGAATGCCGCAATATCTACCTGTCCACCCTACTATTTTATTATGATGGAAAAATGGGATTATTATTCGATTATTAAGATCCCAGCGAGTAATTGGAGTCCAATAATAATGATAGCTACTTGCAACAGCTCTACCACGATTTGTTAGATATTCTACACACTTGATAAAGTCATCTGATAGATCGTCTTGTGTTAACCAATGTTCTATTGTATTAGAATGTTTTGGAAGTTGCACCTCTGGAAAATGTTCCGTGCGGAACCATTGTGTATCATCAATGGTGTCTAGTTCACCACTGAGCTTTTTACTGAGTATTTCTAATTTTGCTTCTTGTATTTTAGCCTGAGGTACTCCCAAATATCTCAACCATATCTCAAGGCCTGAGCTTAAATCTCCTCCTCGATATCCAGTTTTAAACCCGCAGTTATAGCAGTTGACTATCATATTACCATCAGATGATATTAATAGATTTCCTCGTGCTCGCGTATCCTGACTATGTCCTCGATGATGGCAACATACTGAATTGAATACAATCCACCCTTTTTGATTCTGCCTGCGTTTAATAGGAAGATAATCTTGTACCAGTTGATGCAGAATCAATGCCATACTAACAGTTTAATACTAGTATAGTTGGTGTTACAATATCAGTTTTTATACAGAATTCCTGCAAAATATCCGTGATTGCATTCTGGGAATGCAGGTGGGCCCTGAGGTGGAATTGGATATGGTATAGGTGGCGGAGCAGGAGGATAAGGTCCTGGTGGCGGCGGATAAGGAGCAGGAGGATAGGGTGTGGGCGGGACACATGGCGCCGGCGGCCAAACGGGTGGTATTGGTCCACATGGCCACGGACCTTGTGGTGGATTAAATGCTCTAGCCGAACGTGTACTACATGTGAATGGCGATGGGCCGCACTGCATTGGACCACACGGCGGCCAAGGGCGTGATGCAGCAGGTATTATTGGGGTTACACAATAATATTGATTACACTTGCTACACTGTAGATAATATGGATTTTCAAACACCATTCTTACCCAATAATAATTACCAGTAAAATTAAAAACTTTTATTGGTGGGCTGTTATAAGGTGGAGAATACTGGAAATAATCTGTGCCATTACCAATAGGAATATTTGACCAATCAATCGCAGTAGGCGCACTCAATGTTAAACTTGCTTGTATCCAAAATTTGCCTGCGTACCCGTTGCCTGTGTATGCAACAACGGTGTGCATTCCGTTGCTTCGCTGCGCTTGAGCGTCACCTTGCAGCGCACCCGAAGCAAATATATACTGGCTGGTAAGATCGTCAACTGTTTCGGGTGTAAATTGATACGCAGGAACATTAACTGCAGGTACAAGAGATGTGCTCATACCTTCTACCAATTCGAAGGTTCCATATGTGCTACGATTTATGTCTGTGTAAAGAAATTCTTGACGACCTGTAACGTCTGTTAGACGTATAGTATATCTGTAGAACCCACCTAACCAATGCCCTATTTCAAGCTCGGATAATGTCAAGCGACATGTACCAGCCGTATCTTGTAACGTTTGCACCGGTTGTATAAGCAGCAACTCTGCCAGCGGATTATAACCGTTACCGGGAACAGTTGTTACACTTTCTACTCGTTGTAACAGCGCATCTATTTGGTAACCAACCAAATTTACAGGCTTACGGTCGTTATTTCTCACCACAAAATCTATGGTATTTGTTGCGCCTTTGTAGACTTTGGTATTGTATTGTATCATAGGTCCATTTATGTTAGGAGCATTACCTCCGGTCGACCAGAGTTGAACGTACTCTTTGAACTGGAACAGAACTTGATCGACCATTTGCTACCATTTGCCTCTCTTTGTGTATTTATATGTTTATTCGTCACCCATAGGAACGACAATAAATACCATCAGAAATGATTGGCAGCTATGACACCAGAAACACTTAAATTATTGCAGGAAAAGTTTCCTTTTCTAACTATAGTAACATATTTAAACACCGAATACATAGGAATTATGCAAAATTCAGATGCACAATTTATCAGTGTATATGTACTCGATCCTAGTTTTACTCACGAAAGTAAAAAAGAATTTTTACTTTGCGGAGAAACATGGTGGTGGGAAAGTAACAGGACTATACCAATAAATCTTTTCTTGCGAGAAAGATTTAAACCATTTAAAAAATGCCTTAAAACCTTTGCTCGCAAAGAAACAACAGTTGTAGAAGGTCCTATTATAAACGTTATGGATTTAATCAATAAAAAATTAAAACGTAGAACCATACAGCTTGTTAAAGCAGATAATTAATTACCAAGTTTTGTAACAGTTACGTTGACTGTTACTGTACCGTCGTCATTAATTTTTAACTTTTTCTTAGACTTCTTTTTGTCTTTGCGATATTCATCTTCTTGAATATCGCTCCATTTTTGCCAATTTTCAACATTAGCCCAGGCAAACATAGCAGCATCGCTTTCATCTTCAAATCGAATCCATGCTGTTACAACGTCTTCATAACCTTTCTGTCGATCTAGCTCTGCAGTAAGGGTAAAAGCCTCATCCATTCTGCCGAGCGTGTTTAACATTTCAGCCCAATCATAATTTTTGATATTTGGGCTTCGAAAAAAATAACTGCTGTTAAGGGCGGGTTTGGTATTTTGCAACGGGTCAAATTCTAGATTTTCTGCTAAAATTACGTTAAATTTTTTGTCTTTGCTTGACAATCTTACATTAGTTCCAAGTGAATTTGTTTCACTAGAAATATCTAGAGCAATAGTTGGCATCAACAACTCCTATGTTATAGTTTAAGATTATATATTAGTCGTGAGGATTGTCAACAGGAAGATCGGTTGTAGCCTGTTCTACTAAAATATTAGCATGTACCTTTACCAACATTGCGTATGAAATAGCATGAGCATTTTTAAAAGCATATGCTCCGGCGCTAGGTTCTGTCCATATTTCGTCTTTTATAGAATCAAATCCGTATAATTGACACTTTGCAACTAAATGTCTTTTACCTGGCCTAATTAATGCAAGTACCATAGCAATGTCATGAATACTAGTTGGTCGCAAGCTTGATACCATATCAGCATGATTGCCCAAATGAATTAATTTTGATGTAAATTCTGGATATGTAAGTAGATTCCAGTCTAGATCGCGCGACATCAGATCTAATAAATGTTGTTCACTTTTTATTGATTCGTATACACCAACATTAAGTAAATCTAGTTTATACCATCCTTGTTGTTCTGCTTCTTCATAATGTAAGCTAGCCAATCCGGTTAATGGATCCATAGGTACTGCATGAAAATACACACCAGTATTATGTTTTATTATAGTGTTGTTACGTATTATTGATGCTGGTACGTAGTTGAGTAGTTCTAATGCTTGATTACGATCAGCAAAATCTATATCAACATCGCCTACTAATTTACGCACAAAATGTCACTCCAAGTTAGGATAAATTCTGTAGTAGTATCTTGGTTTATGTCAAGTTCTAAAACCTGTTGAAAATTCGAAAGCTGTGTAATAGAATACTGAATATTTCGATCATTTAACCACATACCTAAAGGAGATTCTCTATAGATAGCTTCTGTCGAATACATTGCTAATATATCAAGATGAGATTCTATCCATAAATTTGGTATTTTTGTGTTAAATTTGTTCATTCATATCCAACTTTGTTATCAAGCTCTGCATTAATAGCTGTAAAGCGACGTTCTGCATTAGATATCCTGATAGTAAGATTACGTATGTCGTTTGTTAATTTAGCTATAATTGCATTCATAGTTCTTAAATCGCTGTTAAGCTTCATCACAATTGAGATATCAACAACAGAAATTTTCTTACCATTTATCTCTATCTCCGTCATCATGCCTTTTTCTTGTAGGTTAATGCTAGTTGTTTCATGCGTTGCTGGAGTAGTGTTATCACCGTTATCTCCATACATATCGTTATAAGTATCACTCATTTTTTACATCCCATTTTGTCTAAGTGTGTTGCGTATAAAATCACAACTTTCTTTATTTTTGTTAAAACGTATTTTCCACGGACCTGGCGGCGCATATTCCTTAATCATACTTATTTGTTCTGGCGTACATCTTTCAAAAAAATCAACAGCACTGTCAACATTGTACAGTAACCACGGCGATATCCTGCCGCTGCGTATCCATGCTATAGCTTGATTAGTATTAACCTTTCTAAAAAAATCTGACCAAAGTTCTGATGTTTGCATGCTCCATTCGTTCATCAACATTATATTACGCTCCAGCGCATCTTCAGCTGTTTCCTGCCGCGTGAGCTCTCTAACATATTGTTCGTATACAAAGTCGTGTGTCCATTTATCAATAGGTAGATTGTTTTTAATCACATAATCTATAAACTTAGCAGGCTCTACTGCATTAAGATCACGTATATGACGACCAAATTTTACAAATGCTAGATAATATTGGCTATCGATGAAATTTCTATAGCTGTTTTTAAAATTTTTAGATTTATTAAATGTATTCAATTCGTAAAATCTATTCCAGGCTATAAATCCAAATCGAGCATGCGGATCGTCTCGTTGAAACCAACGTCGTTTTTTTTCACAGCTATGGTTAATAAGGCTAGCTTCTTTAACAAAGCTTCTCTTACAAAATTCGCATTCAAACCCTGTCATGCAACTTGTTTTTTCCACGCCTCAATCATTTCTTTAACTTCTACATCACTTGCACCGCTACTTTTGACAAAGGCAGTCCAACTTTTAGTGTCATAAGAAGATTTTACTATTTGTATTTCATCATCATTCAAGTGCGGAAAACGTTCTAATAACCATTGGTCAATTTTGCCTGCTTTTTTACTAGTTTTGGCGGCGATCCACGGTCTATATTGCTTTCCTCCTAGACCTGTTAAGCATAGTAACTTATGTTGCAATTCTGGATGTTTACTTAAACTAAAAAATCCTAAATTAACTAGGTCATTTGTTACCATAACTGCATAACTGGCATTTGGATTCTGTGCATTAAGTGAGCTCATAAATCTCATTAGTACTAACGGTGAATAACCTTTTCTTTCATCATCTGTTAGATTACTATAATAATTGAGATTTCGATTATCTAATGCGTGCAATATCTCACCTAAATCTAATTTATGCTTCTTGCCTATTGCCACCAAATATTCTCCTTATTATACCTAATTGTTACTAATTAAACTTGGTATTGCAACTCCTTATTCAACTCTATTTTCTATAGTATATCATAAATACAATCATCTAGCATTATGCGGTCACCCAACCGCGTAGCCCTAGAACGGCACAACATTTAGGAGAAACAACATGGGACGCCCGATTAATAAAAACTACATTGGAAATGTTTCCAATTCAGGACAACAAATTGAAGCTACTGCATATTTCGTTGGTAAAGGTGGAACTGCGTCTGCCTGGATATGCGCACAGAAGGCTACAAGTACTTATAATATGGTATCAGTGTGTGGATTATATTGCAATAGAGTTGAACTAACTAATGGCGGAGTTTCGCTATTACCAGGTCAGGCAAATATTACAGTAACACCATTTGGATCAACCGGTAGCGGTGCTACAGCAGTTGCTAACCTTGGTGTAAGCAACTATACCGTATCCGTTGGAGGAACTGGGCCTACTACTGCAGGCTATGTTCCAGGTCAAATTCTCGATATGTCTGGCGGCACACATTCTTTAAATCACTTTGCAAATGCTCGAGTTGACACAGTAACACTTGGTAATATTTCAGTTACATCAGGAGGCGGCGCTGTTGGATATACAGTTGGCGATACATTTACTTGGGGATATACAGGCTGGTATACACCAACAGTGGTTACAGTAGCATCGACTAAAGGTAATGGTATCGTAAATGGTATCACATATACTACACCAGGTACCTCTGCTAATGTTCTTATACAGCCATGCACACCATATTCTGCATCAAAGCAGGCAAATGCGTGGGCAACTGGTGCTACATTTGATGTTCGTTGGGATGTAAGCAGCTTAGGTGTATATTACGCAGGTGATTACACAGCAATGCCTGCTAATCCAGTTTCATTTACAGCCGAATCTGGTAATGGCACCGGAGCGCAAGCAACAGCTACTTACAGCCTTTCGTCGCTTCACTTAACTGCTGCTGGCAGTAATTATCAAGCCGCTGCTGTAACCATTAGCGGCAATGGAAATGCACTTGCATCAGCTGCTATTACATGCGGAGCTGTTACGTCTCTCAATATTTGTTCGCCAGGATCTTTTGGTCCAACACGCCCAACTGTGACAGTTACACCTATTGCCAGCATGGAATATGCTATGATCATTAGAAATCTTTCAGTTACAACATTTGACTATAACACGTATGAATGGGTACCAACCGGAACAACTCCGGTAGACGGACAAGCTGTACTTCAAACAGCTTAATTGCTGCTCTGCAAAAGCAGACAGACTCGGCAAAACCCCAGAAATTAGCCAGAGCGAAATTTCTGGGGTTTCTGCTGATTAAAAGATTTTACGTATATCTAAATTGTCGGGAATTTTTCCAATTTCTTTGACAAAGAAAGCACATAATGGATTTTCACCTTCAGTAAGAGGTACGGCCAGCAGATGTCCATTTTTTAACTTTGGAAAATACCACTTAACGTCGGGCCATGTGTTGATAATTTCAAGTCTTAAAAAACTTGGCATATATCCCTTAATAGGATTAAAACAAAATACATCAAAGTCTTTATCCATAAGATATACTAACGGCATAACCTCTAAATCACCTAAATGCATATCTCCGATAATAACACTCCAATCTAATGGCATTTGTATATTAAAATTGCCTATACGTATGTCAATACATGGGCTGTTAAAGCTTTCTAAAAAGATTAATGGTAAAAAATAATAGTCGACATCAGATTGATTTGAGTAATCTAGGACACAATAGCGCAGATCTTCTACACGATCGGGTATTTGATTAATAGCATATGACTGATTTTCGTGTGTTAATATGCGAATGGTCGTTCTCCTGCTTGATACTAGGCAGGTATTTACAAATAATTTAGTAGCTTATTAAAAAATGTTAATGGGTTATCTTAATAATACTAGATATGAGTGAATATTTGATAAAAAAGACCAAATTGTGAGAGCTTAGTGAAAATGTGGTATTGTATCTCACTGTTATGAGATTGTTTAAGATGTTTATTAATATGTTGTTTTTTCAATCGAATAGTTATACTGGACATCTGCATAAAATTTCTTACGTTTTAGCAAATGCCTGTTTGAAAATTTACATTTACTTGCCACATCAAATACATTAACTGCTTCTTTGTCGTCAGCTTTTCTTAGTCCTCGACCAATACTTTGTATTACTCTAACAAAACTTTTACCAGGTTCTAATAATATTAAGTTGAATATGCGATTTATAGAAATTCCGGTTGATGTTGTTCCATACGTAGCAATCATAATTGCATTGTCAGCTAAATTGATTTCTTTGTAATGTTCTTTCCGTTTAGTGCTTTTCATTTGGCCACTTATAAATGTAGCATCTGGCAACAGTTCTTGTAGTATCTCACCAGTTTCTATCCTATCTATAAGAACCAACGTATTGCCTGTTTTGGATATTTCTAATATTTTTGTTGATAGCCAACGCAATCGGTCCTTATTAGTAACGAGATATTTTAATTCTTCTTGATAGTTGTTGTAAACTACAGCATCTTGTGTATGAAGAATGTTAACATGGCATTGTGCTAAATGCCCTTGCTTTTGTAATTCATGAGCAGTAAGCTGGCCAATTAGCGGTCCAATTGCGCTAAACAAACTTACTTGGTTATATTCTTCTTCTGGTATTGTTCCTGTTAATCCCCATCGTATAGGAATATTTGCAAATGTTGTTGTAAGAAGTCCGTGGAGAACATTCATGTTTTTTACACTATGACAATTAGATACTACAGCTCCTTCTACAACATAATTGTGATCATCTTGTATATGTAGATTGAAAACTTCGTTGGGTTTATTAATTTCTACACGATTTATCAGTTTCATATAAATTTCCTATTTTTCTTGCTGTATTGGAATCAACTCTAGTTAAATCTGGGCATATTATATTCGATGTTAACCACTGTTGATCAACAAGCAATATTTGGTAATCATGTTGTTTTGCCCAATTGCTGAGAACAGTATATTTCGCTTCCCATTTAGGACCTTTGTATAAATTGCTAGGTTTGACTTCAATGACAAGTTGATTGATATGATCGATAAAGTCAACAATATATACATATTCTTTATTATCTAATATATACAAAAGTCGAAGTTGTTCGTATTTGGCTTGTTGATTATGATAATGGTATAAGGCTTCCCAACTAGATCTGTATTTTTTATCATCAAATGTTGCATCCCATCTATTAAATCGATTACTAGAATTAGGCCTAAATTGACCAGCTAATATTAAATTTTTCATTATTCTTGATCGATTAGATTTTTCTTCATCTGTATGTACTTTCCCGTACATGCCGTTGCGGTTACCACTATTCTTTTGGCTTATTCTCTTTGTAGTTTCGGCTGAATGTTTATTACCTGTAAATGTACCGGGTTTTACTTTACTCCAAGGTATGCCTGTATTCAAATTTTTTCCGTATAGTCTCACTATTCATAGCCCATGATTTTTTGCCTCGGATAACAGCAAGTTTGTGTTTTATTTCTGTTTCTGTTACATTGCCGTTAAGAAGATTATCTAAATTTTTGATCCATATTGTGGTGTGGTTAGATAGTAATCTACGTTTTAGCTGTTTATTGTCTTTACCAAATTAATATTGATCCGGTAGATAATGTTATAGATGATCTGGTGTAATCAACTACTCGAGTGTGTTGTCTGTAAAATTCTAATCTTGAATTAAGTCTATCCTTCATTTGTATAAATGTTGATATATAAACACCATATTTTTAACAACATGTATTTATGTTAAACAGTAATCAATAATTTCGTGGTCAGAAATTAATTCGTCAGCACGGCACCAACCAATAGTGGTTAAAAACTTATGATTACCAGTAACCTTTATTTTTGAACCATTATCAAATTCTAATTCATACATCTTTTCATTTATCGAGTTAGTTAAGTTGCAATGTTGTTTCACAACAGTATCAATTTTGAATTGTTGTAACTCTTCAGAGAAATTAATAATCTGTTGTCCAGGTAATATGTCTTGTATTGGAATATAGCCGTTAGGTGTTAAAACTCGCATATCACCGTCAAAACATTCATCGCATATTACAGCAACTAAATTGTCTAAAAATACCGTTAGCTGTTCGTCATCGAGAGCATCTTTGCTCTTCTTATCGAGCACCATCAAACTCTGCCATGTGCATATAGTATGCGTTCGATCGTATTCTTTTCTATCGCCGTAGAGTACCCCAACATCTAATCCAATATTTCTATAATCTTCTTCTGTTTGTTGTACTAGATTTTTATTTGGTACAATTACAATAGTTCGACCGTATTTTTCTGCCAGCATGCTGAGGCTGGCAGTAATGATCGTCTTCCCCGCCGAAGTTGGAGCTACTGATATACCTTGTAAATTGTTGATACATTCATTGATTGCTTGTGTCTGATAATCACGTAAAATTATAGGTTCACCAGCAAATCTATGTCCTGCTGGCCATCGCAGATGACTTAAGAAATTATCGTCAATAGTTTCAAATTCAAATGTATGACTAGCACGATGATCTATAATTTCAAACTCATATCCTTCGTTAACAAGAACAGGGAGTATTTTATCGAGAAGATTTAGATATGTGCGGCCTCCTAGTGTACAAAAACTTGTTGTACCGTCCCAACGACCTAGTTTATATGCTGGACTATATCTAGCATGAGGGAGAAAGTATTTAACGGCATTTACACATGCTCTACGAGTTGGAAGGTCGAGACCTTCCAACTTAACAGTTGTTTCATCAATAATAATTATTTCGCATTTTTTCATTATATAAAAAGCTACCCTCCCTTGGTGCCAAGGTTTACGTCTTCCATACCAACTACTCGCAATTTTACTATATGTCCAATTTGCCAAGCTTTGATATCTAAACCTTTCATCAATCCAAGGTATTTGTTTCGGATCAAACTAACCTCGTTAATTATCATACACATATTTACGATATCTTCTTCGCCATCTATATATTTTTCTATACTGCGATCTGTTAGGTCGCGTTGATATCTTTCCAAATATCGTCGATAGTGGTCACTTCTCATTTTGTCATATTTGATATTAACATGTTTAAGTATTGCTTCAATCTCCTGCAGTTGACCAAATCGATATGAGGTTATTCCGGACAATTCTTGCGAGTTTTTTTCTAAATTACCAAAAATTTTTGTTTCGTTTTTTGACAGCTCTAATTCGTTATTATAATAGTCAATTGCCAACGGAATCTCAGAAAGGTTTTCAACTACCCGGTTATACCACATAATTCCTCAGTTCATATTCTTAGTTTGTATCTGTGAAAGTTTCATATCTATATCTTTAAGAGTTAAGAGTTAAGAGTTAAGAGTTAAGAGTATTTGTTCTTGCAGATCTATCTGCAACCAAACTGCATCGTCAAAGCTATTAAGATATCTAGCGCGTTCTATTCTATTCAATAAACAAAATATATTAGATAAAGTTGTTTCGGCTGGTGGATCGATAGTTGTGTTTAATTTTTCAAAATTGTGTGTAGTATTAGATAGTGTGTCACCAGCTGACACACTATCTAATTTATTGTTGATATTTAAAGCATTAGCATGTTGCGTAGTAGTTGGAGATTTGTTCAATCTATTACTGAATTTATTCTTCTTCGTAATCAGTGTCATCGATATAATCCTCATCGACAGATGTTTTTAATTCATCCAGCGCATTATCTATATTTTCGTCTTCTTCTCTAAGATCTTCTAAATCATCTAGATCAACCCCATGCTCAATAACAATTCGTAAAAACTTTGCAGCAGCATCGTTTTTCTTACCCGGTGGGATGTAATCTGAAAAATGTTCCCAAATTTCTAAAATAGTACTTTCAGTTATTTCCATATTATTCTCCTGACTCGTCGGTTAGATCTCCAGTTTCTTCTTGCACCGGAGCTATTTTTGTTTCATCCCATTCTTCCATAATAGTATCAAGCAGACTATTTGGAATAGCTGAACGGAAATACTTATGTTCTTTTCCAAGCACGTCAATATATTTCATTTTGTTACCATCTTTAATTAAGACACCTTTCTTTTCAAAAAGGTCGATCAACCCACTATATGGGTCCATCCCTGTTTCCCAAGGAATCTTAATTTCAAGGCTTTCAAATGGCTTATTATAACGAGTTTTCATAATTTTGCAAGCAGCTCGAATACCACGAACATCAGTTACTTTCTTGCCATCTGCATCTTCCTTAAGCTTGCGCTTCTGCATGGCAACTACGATAGATGAAGCATAAATGAAACCTGAGTTATGACTGACTACGCCGCTATCTAATAGATAATGATGCGCAACAGGCACTGATATATCATATACTTTTTTGATACCTATATTTTTTTTACTTTTAATTTTGATTTTTTGTAGCGACATTTTTGATATACTCCTTTATCATTTTAATTGATTCTAGCATGTTATCTGATTCCCAAACTACTATAGTATGATACCCTCTGGTATTCAACATACACTGTTGCTTGTTTTTATCTCTGTCCCATATTTCTTGTGCAGTTAAATTTGTTTGTTTATGTAAGTATTCAGAATTATATTTCTTTGGATTACAATGCCAATAATCTCCATAAAATTCAACACAAAGATTATATTCCGGGACAACAAAATCGAAAAAATAATAACAATTGAAATTTGAATCTAAAATTCCATATTCACCATTTTCATTGCAGGCACTATAAATTTTGCAGCCAGTAAATATATTGCTTAATTCTAGAAAAAAGTTATTTGCCTTTTTAGAATTATGTCTATTTTTAAATTTTTTAGACCATAACTTTCGTCCTGCTTCGTCTCCGTGATTGTTAATATACCCATCTAGTGTATAATTTATTTTTCTCGATTCGCATAGAGCATTATATTTCAAAGTTCCCGCAGTTTCTCCAAATTTTGATATAAAATATTGCAAAGACATATTATCAGAACGTTGCATAATGTATGATTTAGCCTCTTCCTCACTTATTCCTTGTTCCATCCAATATTCTTTGCAAAATGGAGACCTACGTTTTCTTTCAGCCGTATCATATTTTTCTAATCTCAGTTGGCTATTAGCACGTTGCATTATGGAAACTTGCTTTATAGCATTTTCCATAGTGTATCCCTTCTTTATCCAATAATCAACGCTACGCGGACTCCGTGATTTCTGAAGTTGGGATATTTTTTCTTGTGATTCTTGCAATGACAATCCTTTTTTGAGCCAATATTCAGCTGAAGTTTGACTAATTTTTTTAGGCTGTTTTAACTTTCTGTTGGTTTTGCACAATGATGAACATACATATTGTATAGTCATTATACTATCTTTTTTTCTTATCATTTTTCCGCATTCAACACATGGTTTCATGTGGCTTGCCCTCCGGTAATTTGTGTAGGGTATTTAGCAAATTACTGGAGGGCAAGGATTATTAGTTAAACAACTTGTAATATTTCATCATTTTCAGACAATTCTGCTACAGTTTTCCATACCAATTGATTATCAGACTGTTGCGTTAAAAACTTATGTTCGTTAGTGGCCTGAATTATTTCACCAGTTTCCAATTCAATTTCGATTACTTCTTTGTCATCAAATGTAAAAGTTTCCGAAACATCAATATCACCATCTAATGTAACAACAACATCGCCTTTCTGAATATCTTCAATATTTTTATATGAACCATCTGCCATCCAGATTTTGTGGCCGGCTGTTAAACAACCACCAGAGATCTTATCATCTGGATCAAACATATCTTGGCTAGCGTAACTATGGTTAGTTACAACCATACCTACGTCGTATTCACCAAACATGTTTACACAGTTTCGTACCAAAGCAGCTAAAGCTTTTGGCTTGCGACCCATATCACCTTTAAGTTCGCCTGCTTCAAATTGATTAACGTCTGTTGGTGTCAATAACATACCAAGGCTGTCTAAAACAAATAGAATTTTTGGCCGGTCTGTTTCTGCAACATTATCAAATCTAGATTTATAATCTTTCATGAAGTCGCTCATAAGACGGGCTACATCGTCGATCATAGCCATATTAACTTTGAGCAATTTTTCTTCGCTGGTATCTACACCTAGCGGCTTTAGCCAGTTCTCATCTAATGCATTTTCAGTATCAATTAATACAACGAAGATTCCTTGTTTTTGTGCGTTTCTTACTAGATTTCCCGAACAAATGTAGCTCTTACCACTGCCACTTTGTCCTGCAAACATAGTTACTTTACCTAGCGGAATCCCTCGTTTAAAATCTCCAGAAATACCATAGTTCAGTGCAAAATTTCCAGCGTCAATCCAATGCTTTGGATCATGGAAACCTAAAGAAATACCTGGAATACTTTTTGTTAGGTCTCGTCGAAACTTACTTAGATCAAATGGTTTCATTTTTTATTCTCCTGTCAATAGAATGCTATCAGTAGAAATGATCTACCTAAAAAGAATTAGGGAGGATTTAAGTCCTCCCCAACTTATCACTTTTGTTGTTGACGCCTACGGATAGCTGCGATAATATCATCCGGAGTTTGTGTCTTAGGCTTGTCAGTTACACTAGTTGAAGCTGCTGAATCTTCCCATGGTGGCGAAGTTTCTTCACTTACAGCAGGTTTGGCAGGAAGCCTGTTTAGTATACTTGATGCTGTTATAGATGATGGCATTACAGCTGGCCGAGATGTTGAAGATGTTTGGGCATCAGTATCGGTTGAATTAGTATCTGCTCGCATGCCATTTGGCCGATAAAATTGGCCCCATTTATCAACATCATATAACTCTTCATTAACTGATGCCTGAAACATTTCCATAATAGCATTTAGGTGTGCTTCATCTGGTTTTTTTGGCAAGAAGCTGCTGAGATTCCAAAGACCGTGTTGATTAACAGCATTGTTTTCATCCTCACTTAGTGGACGTTCTTTCATAGCCCATTTACTACTTGCATAGTTTGCGTAACCACCTTTGGTAGTTTTGAGGAGATAAAAATCGCGCCCGTGGTCATAATCAGTGGGACTATTCTCAAGATCCTGATCCATAAGAATCGACTTAACAATATCAAACACTGATGGATTGATGATAAATCGACGGATTGGATTTGCTGGTTCTTGATCATCCTTATTAGGATTTGAAGTAACAAAACCTTGGAACAAATAGCTCTTTTTACGGTAGTACTTGCGTGCCATATCTTCCAAACTCTTATCTTTCCACCAAGGTCGGATTTCAGCTGTAATAGGGCAAGAGTTGGCTTTCCACATATCTGTACAAGGAACTTGTACTTCAACCGATCTGCCTGCTGAATCGCCTTTGACTCCGGGGAACGGAAGTTTGATAATAAGTCGTTCAAGCCAGAAAAAATCGTTAGTTTCGTCACCGTCTGGTAAAAATCGAAGTGTAGTACTCGAGCCTTCGGGATTATTCCAGAATGGGTAAATGGCGTTGTCGCCACCAAATCCGCTGCCATTTTTAGCGCGGTCTTTATTAGCTTGTTGAGCTAATAATTTAGCTTGTATTTCTTTTAAAGTTAGTGCCATTTTGTGTGCCTCCTTTGTGTGCCTAAATTAATGGTCTAAGATAGCGAGGAAAACTCCTTCGTCCCTTGCTAACAATACTATTTATACTAAATGAGTAATGCAAATTTAAATATGGAAATAAAAAATGGGCCCTACGGCCCATTTTTTACAATCCTGCTAGATTTTTAATTCGTTCAAGCATAGAATTATCAGCTGATACTGCATCGGTATATTTCTTATGGAAAAGTTCTACAGCTTCCTTGGGACGTGCATATGGCGATATATCTAACCATTCAATTTCTTTAAATTTATCACCCTCATGTTTGTATACATGCCATTCGTTCTTAACAGTACGTTTGTCATATCGTACTTGGTCCAATAATAGATAATAATCTCCTATTTGGTCGTATACTTCTCCTTGAATACCCGGTAAGTATTTTATAGACGAATCTTCTTCTAAGTCGCTGTCAGCTGCTGTATCATCTGCTAATGGTTCCCCAAAATTCCAACGTTTTGTTCGCTGTTCTTTATTATAAGCAATTTCGTCGTCGCGTTCCCGCTCTTTTTGAGCAACACCGTAAGTATCATTTTCGGCAAATATTACATCTGGTGCAAACTCATTTAGGAAACTTTCTAGTTCAGCTTCCTCTGGAAGTATTGATTCTTCTGTTTGAGTCATACTGCTAGCAATAGCCTCTCTAACCAATTCAATATCTTCTTGAGTTGGCTGTACATTGTTAGAAACCATTTTGGCAATTTCTGATAGCCTAGCAGCAGCGTGTTGATCGGCGCATGCATCTGCTAATTCACTAAGTTGCCAGTGTAGACGTTCTAATACCTCTCGGTCGTCCGGTACTCCACTTATGTTTGGTTTACGATTCCAAGAGAAGGAAATAGGGGTAGTTTTATTATTCGCACCACCCAAATATTTTGCTGCAACTCCTAAATCACCATAAAAGGGTTCATCTTGGCCACAAGCGCATTCTTCTGCTAAAGTTTGCCACATGCTGCTAGTTGCTGTTTCATCAAGTATAATAGCCTGTGTTGATAGTATAGACTCTGCCTTAGAATATCCTTTTGGACCATGTAAGCTCTTTAACCGACGATTGATATCTGTCATATTTTCTCTAACAGTTACTATCCATTCTGTTACTACTTGATTTTGACGCATGACATGTGCTGCCCTACGTAGGCTGATATAGTCGCCGCTTAAATTCATAATACCTTCGGCAATTGTATCGTGATTGGTACCACCATTACTGATATGACGTGCAAATGCTCTTGCGCCGCTCATGTGTAGGTGAGGATAGGCAAACCGTTCACCTGTTTTGTTTTCAACAAACAATGCACGGATATGACGTGTTCTTGCACCCGGAGAATCTTCGTTTACAATATCATTATGTCGTATGATAAGTTTAGCTTCTCCTATTCGTTGGAAGGAGCTTTTTGTGGTTCCAAACCACTTGCTAACGTCCTTGCTTTCCTTAATATTATGCACAGCTTCCTCCCTTGGATCTATTTCTTGATCAAATACTTGCCATACTATTTTGATGCCTTCTCGCTGACCAACAGCAGTACGTATGTGATTTCTAATTTGGTGTATTTTTTTAAAGTCTACATCATCTGTTAATTCTGGAGTTTTTATGTTGATGTAACTGTTCTGTCCTTGATCATGTAACGCTACCAATATTGTAAAGTCATCTAATTTTGGATTTGAACTTTCAATAGTTGCAAAGAACCGTGTAGCCTTGTCTGGATCTATAGTTTCATTTCCTGCAGCATCGTACATGGTAAGAGCCTTACAAGATCCTTTAATAATCCCATAAAGCTTATCAGTAACAATTGACCAGTTATAGCTCATTCTAAACTCCGCGTGTAGATGACGTATTTAGTTGATCATTACCGAGAATGGTAGTGGATCTCGATATTGGCCCTCTTCATTATCAAATACATCTTTCATAAGTTCCCCAACTTTATCGTCCCAATTTGTAACCATTTGCATCATACGTATGCACAAGATTGTACTCATCACACAGTCATCGTGCTCGCCTTGTTTGGCGGCAAATCCGTCGCCTCTGGCTACAAAAAACTTCAACTGCTTGATCAAAACTTTGCTTTTTATTTGAAGTCTATTACTTTCAACCAGGCTTTTTAATTTGCTACAAGCAGTGGCCTTGCTCCGACCGTTGGTGTTTAAACCTTTGCGATAGCGAACAAGACCAGTACGCCGAGTTTCATTCAACAACTGTCCCATAAAGTTCTCCTCACCTATATCATTTATAGTCTGAAGAGCAGCCTCGCCCATGGTATTATTCTCAAACGTGAAATATATATCGGGCTCACCTTTATAACCAGACTTTTTACAATCTTCGTGTATTTTATTGATAATAGTCTGCATTATTCTTACTTGATTAGGAATACTGGTTCTATTGCTGGTCCATTCTGCCACTTGACTCATATCTGGTAAACTCCATACCTCGATAGCAGCAGGATCTTTACCTACCCCTTGACTGGGATCTAAACTTACTAGATATGTTCGATCTGGCGTAATTTTATCATACCATCGAATTTCACCAGTCTTATAAAGGGGTTCAGATCCACGTAATCTCTGTAGAGTAATACCTCCTATTAGGGTGCTTTCTTCGCCTGCAAATTTACATTCGTATTCTCGCAGAAAACGTTCTTCACCAATTTTAGCTCTTTCGACATCTGCCCAGGCGTCGTCGCGACCAGGTACGTCGCTATAATGAGCAGAGAATCCTTTAAATCCGTTAACACCTAGCCCATCTGGTATTTCGTTGCCCTCATCGTCTATTGTATTAGAAGCACCAAACCATAATTCTGCAAACATGTCTTCGTCACTTGCAGGGGTGGAGGTGATAATGCATTTGCCGCCTGTAGCAAGCGTAGGTGCCATAGCAGTCCAAAACTCTACAGCCACTCTTGGTCTAACATACGCAAATTCGTCTAGATACAGTAAACTGATAGACATGCCTCGGCCGCTATCCGGAGTAGTCGTTGTTGCTACAATTCGTGAGCCGTTGTCAAATCTTATGCTTGTAACGTTATACTCTGTCACACCTGCTCGTATATGATTTGGCATTTCTTCATAAGCATATTTGATACGCATCATAATTTCATTTGCTGCTTTGAATTTGTTAGCAGCAATTAACACCGTAACATCGTCATTGTACATAGCATACCACAGTAGATAACCTGCAGCAGTTGTAGTTTTCCCACTTTGTCTGGGAATCATTGCTATAGTATTTCTATTTTGCCAATATGTTCTCACCAATTCACGCTGGAATATATAGGCTTCAAATGGCATTTTACCTTTTACGGGATGTTGTATATACATAAAGTGTTCCATAAACCATAATGGATCTTTATGACAATTAATCAACTCTTGTAATTGTTCCTGGTTCATTGTCACTTTTAAACCAGCTGGTTTTAATTTTTCAAAATCTGTTGTATTTTTTCCCATTTTAATTTCAATTCAGAGAGAGCATCATGTCCAAAGATCTATAAGATTTGGAATAGCCTCCTGCTATACTTATCAGTACTTCTGATATCACTGCATCTATATTGCTGTGCCAGTTGCGTAAAAATTTGTGCGTACGCACTAGTTCGGGTATATGATCCTCAAATCCCCAACTAAATTCCTGTAATAGATTAGGATGATCTGGTATATAATAATATACTTTTAGTAATACTGGCTTAGTTGATGTAATGATCATTATTT